CGCGGGAGCACGATCCCCTACGCAAGCGAAAGCGCATAAATGGCAATCCCGCTTTGGCGTCGCATGTTGGTGCCGGCGTTCTTTCGCATGGCACCGTTTCACGTTGACGCCAATTCGCGCACCTCGGGCCGGCGCGTCGTCTTGCACGAATTTCCCAAGCGCGACACGCCGTACGCCGAGGACATGGGCCGATCGGCGCGGCGCTTTCCGGTTACCGGCTATGTGATCGGGCCGGATTATCAAATATGGCGCGAGCTCCTCGTCCTGGCGCTAGAGGCCGAGGGACCGGGCTTGCTGGTTTTGCCGACGCTGTTGCAACGCGATACGATCCTCGTGCAAGCGCGGGAATACACCGTACGCGAGACGCGCCAGGCCGGCGGCATGGCGGAATTTGAAATGCAATTTGTCGAGGCCGGCGAAACCGGATTCACCAGCGATATTGGAAGCCAATCGCAAGCCAACGCGGCCGCCGACGGCGCCGAGGGGCAAACGGTTGGCGCCTCAAACGACGCGCTCGGCGGCGGCAATAGTTTCGGCGGCGGCGGTTCCGAGGACGCAGTATTTGGTAGCGGGAGCGTCGGCGAGGTCACGATCGGCGATCCCGAAATCGGCAACCCGGCCGGCGATCTCGGCGGTGGCGGCTAATGCGCGCGCTCGAGCGCGAGGAGGCGACCAAGGTCGTTAAGGCGGTCGTCGCCGACCTGGTCGCCAATGCGACGATCGCCGCCGATCGCAACGGTTCAATGTTTCGGCTGGCGGTCGGCGATCTCCTGGCCGCGGCCGAGCAATTGATAAACGACGGCGCGATCGCGGCACCGCTCGCCAACCTGTTTAACCAGGCGCGCGTCGCCGGCGCGACCTTCAATCAGTTTGACGCGGTACGCGCCGACACCGCGGCAATGGTCGTGCATTATTTCGCGGCCTGGTCGATCGGTAACACTTGCATCCGGCTTTGTCTGATCCAATGTGCGCGCATTCTTTCGCTGACCGAATTTAAGAGCCGGCCGCAAGTCGACGACTACCTCGACCGGATGAATCCGGCCTTTGACGATGCCGAGTCGCTCGCCGGCAATTCCAAGGACCAGGCGAGCTATCAATCGCTTGTCGCGCTCCATGCCGCGGTAAGCTACGACCTCACGACGCGCGAGCGCACCTTGCCGACGATCGTCGTCTATAATTTTGCAAAGCCGCGGCCGGCGCTATGGCTTTGCAACCGGCTCTACGGCGGTGAGTCCCGTAGCGTTGAGCTCGTCGGCGAAAATAAGCCGGTGCATCCGGCCTTTATGCAAATGCCGGTGCGGGCCTTGTCGCAATAGGTCATGCCAAACCCGCAAGACAGTTGCGTCGTCCAGGTCGGCGGCACCAATTACAAATGGTGGAAAGAGGTTGAGGTCGTCCGCGATCTCAACGAGGAGGTTAGTCAATGCTCGCTCGTCGTCGCCGAGGTCGGCGATCTCAATAAAGGATGGGGCTCGTTGCGCCTCAAGCCGGGCGATCCGGCCAAGGTCACGCTCGCCGGCCAATTGGCGGCGACCGGCGCGGTTGCGGTGCGCCAGGTCGTCTATGACGGGCAAAACCATAACGTCAAAATTATCGTCCATTCCAAGCCCGCCGATATCGTCAAGGGCTCGCTCGACTTGCCGCCGGGGCAATTCAAGAATCAAACGCTCACGCAACTCGCCAACGCCGCCTTAAAAAAGTTCGGGATAACCTTTTCGTTGCGCGGGTCGCCCGAGGGCGCCGACAAGAAATTCGAGCGCGTTAGCGTGCATTGGGGCGAAAGCCCATTTCAGTTTATTTTGCGGCTGGCGCAAATGCGTAACATTCACATCATGGACAACGAGCTCGGCAATATTATCGGCATCCGCGGCGGCGGCCAAGTCGTCGCCGAATTGCAAGAGGGCCGCAACATCCTCTCGGCCGAATTAATTTGGACGAATAATTCGGCGGTGAGCAACATCATTTCCGATACCGACCAACATGGTAACGACGATCACAATATGGACAAGGCGCGCGCGCAATCGGCCGAAGCCAAAAACCAAAACTATAGCGGCGCTAGTCCTGCACCGTTGCGCGTGGTGGCGCCGCAACCCGGCGACGTCAAAGATGCACAAATGCACGCTAACCATATGGGCGACATCAACGCGGCGAGTATGTTCCAGGCTAACGTTACGGTTACCGGATGGCTTCGCAATAACGGCAAGCTATGGCTCAACGAGGTCGGCAATTTGATCGACCTCTATTCGCCTATGTTGTTGCCGAACCAACGCGCCACGCTCGGAATCCAGGCGGTGACCGCGCGCCAGAATGACCAAACCGGCACCACCTCGACCTTGACGCTCGTCCTGCAAGATCGGCTCGGCGGCCGCGACCATTACGATACCAGCGGCGGCGACGCCGCCGACCAGGGCGAGCCGTCGTCGCCCGAGCCGGCCATGCCGAAAGAGGAAGAGTCGCAAGGAGCGCCATGAGATTTTCCACGCGCACGGTCGGCGACCGCATGAACAACGCGCTCAAGCGCGTCACTATTGAAAGCAATAACGACGATCCGCTTTTTCGCGAGCATGAGGTTTCACTTTACACGCAAGAAAAGCAAAAAGAGATCGAGCACTTTGAGCCATACGGACTAACCTCGCGCGTCAAGAAACCGACCGGCCAGAAACCCAACCAAAAAAAGGCCGAGGCCGTTATGGTGTTTACCGGCGGCAACCGCTCACATGGCGCGTTGCTCGTCGTCGGCGATCGGCGCTATCGGATCAAGGGCTTGGTCGAGGGCGAGGTCGCGTTATTCGACGACCAGGGGCACCAGGTCCATATCACGCGCGACGGCATCGTCGTTTCGGCGCCGAGCGGCAAAAAGATCGTCTCGCAAATTATGAAAGACGATAAGGCGCCCAAGCCAACGACCGGCCAGGGCGAAGCGAAAACGCTCGGCCAGGGCAAGCAATCCGGCCAAGAGGCGCTCGCGTCGTTGACGCTCACAAAAGAGTCCTGGGTCGTCAATCATCCAACCAAGATCGAATTTAGCGTCGGCGGCAATACGGTGCTGATTGATACCGGAAAAATTATCTGCAAATTCGGCGGCGACGATAATAAATCCATGCGCGTCGACGCCGGTCACACGCATATCAAGCACGGCGCCAATGCTATTTTTGTCGACGATGGCGGATGCTGGTCGACGGTGCCGATCCAACTCAAAGCGGACCCGAATTAATGCCCGACTTACGGCTTTTTGATATCGTTACGCCGATCGTCGTCACCTTCGACCTCTTGCAACGGCCCGACAATTTGATCGACGAAACCGAGGCGCTCGCGTCCGCGGTGATCGTCGCGCTCGGCACCAACAAGCGCGCCAACGCCGACGATATTTTGCCGAACGCGGAATCCGATACTGACCGGCGCGGATGGTGGGCCGACGAAAACGCCGACCTGGTTTGGAATGGCTGGCCGATCGGCTCTCGCCTATGGTTGCTCGATCGGCACAAGATCACCGGCTTTGAAGCGCGCCAGGGCTCAACGATCGCGCGCGTCGATAGCTATATCCGCGAGGCGTTGCAACCGTTTATTACGCAACGGATCATTTCGCGCTTTGACCTCACCGTCACGCGTGAGGAATTGCAAAAAATCGTCGCGCGGATCGTGCTCTATCGCGGGCCGTTGCCGGCGATTCAATTGCAATTCCAATCCCTCTGGAACGAGATAGGTCAATAAATGCCTTGGACAACGCCGACGCTCGACGAGGTCCGCAAGCAAAACCGCGATTATATAACCGCGCGCTTACACTCGGCCGCGATGATCCCGAATAGCGTCTTGCGCGTGCTCGCCGACGCTAACGCCGGCCTCGCTTTCCTCGTCTTGCTCTACATTGATTGGCTGTCGCGGCAATTGCTCCCCGACACCGCGGAAACGGAATGGCTCGACCGTCACGCCGCGATTTGGTTGCCGGGCGCCGGCCGCAAGCCGGCGACGTTTGCCAGCGGCTCGGGGACCGTGACCGGCATCGCCGGCACCGTCTTGCCGCAAGGGTCGCAATTAACCGCCGGCGGCGGCGTGCTCTATGAGACGACCGAGCAAATAACGGTCGGGTCGTCCCCGACGCCGGTCGGCATCCGCGCCATTGACGCCGGCGCGGCTGGCAATCTCGACGAGGGCTCAAGCCTGGCGTTTGTTAGTGCGCTCGCTGGCGTCGACGGCATCGTGACCGTTGTCACGATGGACGGCGGCGTCGACATGGAAAGCGACGACGAATTGCGCCAACGGGTGCTTGAGCGGATTCGTCAACCGCCAATGGGCGGCGCCGCTTACGATTACGTCGCATGGGCGAAACAAGTACCAGGTGTCACGCGCGCTTGGGCGGTGCCGGAACAAGGACCGGGCACCATGACGGTGCGCTTTCTCATGGACGACTTGCGCGCGAGCGATGACGGATGGCCGACGCCGGCCGATATTCTTATCGTTTCCGATTATATCGACTTGCATCGCCCGGTCACCGTCAAAGACTGTTACGTCATGGCGCCTATCAAGCAATTCCTCGAAATGACGATCCTCGACCTCGTCAATGACACCGAGGCAACGCGCGCGGCGATCGAGCAATCCATTCAAAACATGCTGTACGCGCAAGCCGCGCCCGGCCAAACGATCTATCGCTCATGGGTCGACGAGGCGATATCCAACGCGGTCGGCGAGGATCACCATACCTTGATCTTTGACGACGCGATCATGCCGGCGCCCGGTTATATGGCCGTCCTCGATACCATCCTTTACGACGAATGACCGACAAGCATATCCGGCGTAATTGCGACGATTACGCCGAAGCCCTCGCTGATTTATTGCCGGTCGGCCCGGCCTGGCCGCGCGAATACGATTCCGTTTTAATGAATCTCGTCCACGGCGAGTCCTGTATTTGGGCCGACCCGGTCGACGCGCGCGCCGCCGATTTGCTTGAGATCGAAAGCGACCCGCGCACGACGATCGAGCTCTTGCCGGAATGGGAATACAATTTCGGCTTGCCCGATCCTTGTTATACCGCGCCGCAAACGATCGACGAGCGTCACCTCGCACTTGTCATGCGGATGACGATGCTCGGCGCGCAATCGCGCGCGTTCTTTATCGCGACCGCGGCCCAAATCGGTTACACGATCACGATTACCGAATACCGTACGTTTGTCGTCGGCATTGATCGCGTCGGCGACGCGCGCGTTTACGGCGACTTGCCGCCCGATCCGATGCGCAACGAGTGGGGCGTTCCCATTATGAACGCGCGCGGCGACGCGCCGGTCGCCGACGGCGCGCTTTCCGAGTGGCCGTATTACGGCCTTGGTCCCGATACCAACCGCTTTTATTGGACCGTTCACGTTGACCAGGCAAAATTGACCTGGTTCCGCTGCGCGTCCGGTCAATGTGGCGTCGATCCGCATTTGCGTATCGGCATCGCCGACGATCTTGAGTGTTTGTTGAACCGCCTCAAGCCCGCGCACACCGAAATTATTTTCGACTATTCCGGCTTGAGCAATCCCGGCGATCCAATGGCCGGCACACCGTAACGAGGACTCGCGATGAAATACAACCAACCCTACGGCGCGCCGGGCGCAAACGACCCGTACATTAACGGCAACCCGTCGACCGGGACTATGGGCTCGATCCCGCCCGCCGCCTCGATTGAATATCCGCAACGGGAAATCGTCGAGGTTATTGCGGCGGGCGGCCTGACGCCGGATAACGCCGACCTGACGCAATTAGCGAAAGCCATTCAAGGCGGCAAAATCATTTTCGGTGGCACCTCGGCCAATGCCGGTAACGCGTTCTCGGCCTCGGTATCGCCCGTTCCAAATGCGCTCACCGTTGGAATGTGTGTCGTCGTTAAAATGAATGCCGCGCCGACCGGCCCGGCGACCTTTGCGCTCAATACGTTCAGCTTTGCCAACGTCATTCGCCGAGGCGGCGCGGCAATTGGCAAAGACGAATGGGCGGCTAATGATTTCGTTGCGTTTTGGTGGACCGGTTCGCAATGGCAGACCGGTGCCGGGGCCAGTCCGCAATCGGGCGGCTTGATCCTAGCGTTAATGAGCCTTGATCTTTATGTCGCGACAAGTGGCAACGACACGACCGGAGATGGTACGGCCAGCAAACCGTTTCTCACCATTCAGAAGGCTTATAATTTCGCGCAACAAACATACAATTTGAACGGGCACACCCTTACAATTCATGTTGCTGACGGCACTTATCTAGGATCGCTTCAAGCTGCTGGTCCCATCACCGGCACGACAGGACCCGGCGGCGTGCAGATTATCGGCAACACGACAACGCCAGCCAATTGCTACGTTATCACGAGCGGCAATGTTCCGTGTTTTTACGGCTCGGGTGGCGCACAATTTTATGTTGACGGCTTCCGTATTGGCATCGGCGGGGCGACGACCATCATTGGTTGCATTTGGGCAACTGGTAATGGCACAGCGATATCAGTCGGTACACACATTCATTATGCCGGTGCGGTGAATAGTGCCAACATCAAAAGCGATGTAAGCGGCACCGTCATCATGCGCGGTTGCGTGATCGAAAACGCGTCATTTGGTTATCATTTGTATGCTAGCGCGGGACAAATCTATAGCGCGGGAGTGTCCGACACCATCATTTGTCAGGGTACTCCGGCCTTTGGTGGCGCGTGCGCCAGCGTGACCTATGGCTATATCGGCACGCTATTGCTTAGCGTTTCCGGTTTTGCGGTCGGCAAAAAATACGAGGCGAATAATCTGGCTTGGCTCAACACCTATGGCAGCGGCGCAAACTATTTTCCCGGTGATAGCGCAGGAACGATAGGCACTTATGGTATCTATTCTTGATGGAGACGATCAATGCAAATTATACCGGCTTACACACCGAATGACTGGTATTGGATCGTCGCGGGCGATCAAGCAAACGTATGGTCAAGCGGTCGCGCCATGTCGGTCCCGGTTGCGGACGCGGGCTAT